ACTATTATAATGCGAGTTTTTCGAGAATTTGGTTATAATGAGTTTGCTATGCAAATGGTAAGAGGTTTATTCTCCGATATGTTATTTCCATTAATTGTTATGAATAAGGATATTTTTGAAGTAATTTCATTAATTATATCTGGAAAGTTGGGAACTACTGAAATGAATTGCTTATTTAATAATATTATGATAGCATATTGTTGGTATTCTCATCCAGAATTGAAAGATAAATATATATATGATTATGTAAATCCTTCAACTAATGGTGATGATTTGTTAGCCTCTGTTAAAGAAGAGGTTTCTCACTTATTTAATGCCGTTACTTATGCTTCTTTTTGTAAAGAACATTTTCGTATGAACTGTACAACAGCTATGAAGAACGGTGAGATCCAACCTTTTGTTGATATAACGGAAGCTTCTTTTTTGCGTAGACATTTTGTCTTTGATCAAAATCGTAAGCGTTGGTTGGCTAGATTACATATGGATTCTTTAATGAGAATGTTCATGTGGTATATTCCTTCTAAGACTGAATTACCACTTGATCAAATGAAATCAACTCTTCAGTCTTTTTGTTATGAAATATTTCAGTATACTGATATAGATCAATACAGTAGAGTTGTTTCCATTATAAAAGGACTCATTTTAAATTATTATGGCTCCGGATATGATGCTTTGTATCTTAAGACACCGTCCTATAATTTGTTAGAGGATTTATTATCTAACAATTGTACTCAAGACTTAGTCGAGGTTTTAGATTCCCTCGATTAATGTGCTGGACAGATTGGATTATTTAATCTTTACACATGTGTTTAATTATACATATGTGAATCTAATATCCTTGGCGAAGATATAGTGATTCGTTGAGCGAAGTTTAATTACTATGCTAGTCCTAAAGAGGATCTACCACCTCGTAAGGTAGACTCAGTTATTTCTTCTGATGAAAAAGAAAGTTTAGAATTGTTTTATTTGTCTTTGAGTAATGAGATTTTTTCTTTATCAGATGATGTTGATGTTATGCTTTTTAAAGCTTCTCAGCATCTTAATTTATTGAACAAGATTATGCAAGAAGATATTTATGGTCTTCGTCAGTATAATGTCTATGATCTTGAGCATATGAAGACTCGTTCTTCAGCTCCATTTAATCATGAACATATTAGGCGACAACATGATCTTTGTTCGAAAATTATTGACATAGAGAATACTATTTCTTTTCTTAAGATGCGAAAGATGAAACGTGGAGCAATTCGTCCTGAAGCAGATATTTCTACAAGTATGATTAGTGATGGAGAAATTACTAGAACTAATCGTGACGAAAACTTTACGGAATTCGCAGGTGCTGATATTGATGAAATAAAAGTTGGAGACTCAGCTCGTGTTGATATAGGTATGAGGAACCTTAGTACAGATGGTTTCTTTTCAAGACCTATTCAGATTTATGGTTCTTCGTGGACTGTAGGTTCTGGTTTAGCTTTTAAGTTTAATCCTTGGGATTTGTGGTCTAAAATACCATCAGTGCGAGCAAAAATGAGAAACTATGCATATTTTCACGGAGATTTAAAATTGCGGTTATCATTTTCTGGAACTCCTTTCCACTATGCTAAAGTATTAGTTTCCAATCAGCCCTTTGCCACTTATAATCAGACTTTACAAGGTTTGTCTAGTGCGACAACTGCTAATGCTGGATTTCGTCCCTTACTGGTTACTTATTTATCTCAAGCACCTAATTCTTATGTAATAGATGTTAAAGATAATAAGCCTTTAGAAATAGAAGTTCCTTTTATTGCACCTAAACCCCTTCTTAAGCTTCATAATCAAACTAATACAGTTATTGCAAATACCACCTCTTTTGAAGATTTTTCAAATCTTGCTGAAATTTGGGTATATAGTATTAATAATTTAGGTGCTGTTTCAGCTTCTCCTTCAAATGTTTATGTTCAAGTTTATGTTTGGGCTGAAAATGTTGAACTAGGTTGTAATACTGGTACTCAAATTGGTATTACTACTGAAGCGTATGAAAGGAAAACTGGCCCTATTGAAAGAGTTAGTTCTATGTTAGAGAG